GTAAGCCCCCCAATCCGAGCATACCAAGCAAAACAGGCATCATTTCTGATAAGTCTAGTGTAGGTAAATCTACAAGATTTCCTGTCTGTGCAAGTATAAAAACAGTGATTGGTTGAATTATGTACGCATAGCACATGGCAAATCCGCACGACCATCCGATGAAGGGTCGCCAACCCGCGACAAAAATATTTCGGTGAGCCGCCTCCTGCTTATTGATTTCAAGTTGAGCAATATCAATTTTAGCGAGGTGCGTTGCAAGCTGTTTCTCTATTTCTCTTTCAGCAGCCGCCCTTTTTTCTTTGTCCTCTGGCAAGAACCGACCAACAATATCGGTCACAGCGGGTAGTATCGAAGGGAGAAGTGCTTGTATCATTCTACATTCCTATATAAGTAACGTGTAACTTCCAGAGTATCATTAAACTCTCTCTCTTCAATTTCTTTAATGCGACCTTCCAAGACACTTATTGTTGTCCAGAAGTGACCCATGCCGCCACCCTCTTTCTCTGCCCTTGTTTTTAATATTTCAATCTCATCTTTAAGAATACCGACTTTATTGAAATCAATGCTTGACATCATTTTCTTGAAGCTCCCATGGCCTGAAATCCAAAAAAAGCACTAATGATTCCTGCACCTGATATGTAAAACAGATTGCTAAGATCAGTCAAAACAGAAATACGAGACTCAGGTAATAAGAACATAGCAACCGTGAATACCAACATCGAGACAGCCGTCCCTATAGTGATTCTTTCTTGAGTTTTGTATTTACGATGTTGATCGTGTGCCTGCACAACGCTTAGTTCATAATCAGATACCGTGCCATCCCCATCTACATCCAAATCTGAAAACTGTGACTTCTCTTCAAACTTCTTTGGTGACATGATTTAACCTCTTTGTCTTTGTGCGTTAATCCTCTCACGGTTTACGTCAGCACGAAGTTGAGCAATGTCCTCTTGACTTTCTATCCTAGCTGCGTCCGAAAGGGCTCGTTGCTGTAGTTTCTGTTGTTCCAGCTGAAGATCGACTTGATCTGCCTGTGCTTTGCGTTGTGTGTCAGCCGCTTTGATAGCCAATTCTTGCTGTCTAATTTGTACCAGAGGATCTGGTGCCTGCCCTTGTGGTGTGATGGCAGCGGCAAACTCCGCAGTAAATTGCGCTTCTAACTCTGCAACACGTCTTTCAAGATCCTCAGGTGTAATAGCCGCCGCCTGATCTAAAGGCATTGACCGTTGCATCTGTGTCTGTTCTGGTGTTTGTCCAGGTATTGCAAAGCCTTGATCACTATAGACTTGAGCAACAGCAGACTGTTCTACCGCCTGCTGCTGTACTTGTTGTAATTCTTGTGTAGCGATAGCTCTGGCTTTCAACGATATATGCTCCTGTATGTGTCCTATTAAAATACCCTGTATAGGGGGAGAGGCCACCACGATGGGCATCTGTAAAAACACGATGTGTGTTTGAATATGTGCGTCATGATCTTGTCCTTCAAAAGCCTGTAATAGGTTACCAGCCAATGCACGAGCATTTTCAATAGACGGATCCGTTGCAACAGGTTCTTGTGGCGGTGGCAATATCTCATCGATATTCTGCACCTCCAAAGCCTGATACATGCGTTTCATCGCCTGATACATATTGTGCATATCTGGAGAGGACTGGGCAAGCTGTAACTGTGTCTGCGCTAATGCAACACGTTGTGCCATCGAGAAGATATTAGGGTCACTAACAGGAAGTACATCAATTCGGCCATCAAAGTCTTGTTGAAAGATCTGACTTGGTGCGCCAACAGGTTCATACGGATACACCGCATTCTCAGAGAATATTCTTGCTAAAAGTCTAAACTCATTTCTTTGTGCATAGTGTAGACGTTTATGTATAGCTGACATTACTTTCATGCCACGCTCAAGCATGGCAACAGTAGTGCCAACAGGTGTTTCTTGATTCATATTACTGACCTGTTGATCAGCGATAGAAACAAATCTACGTCCCGCATCAATCAAAGATCCCAGTAACTGAGTAAGTGTAGCTGATGGTTCTTTAAAAGGCAGTGGTATTAACGAAGCTCTAATATCCCCACCAGGGGCATCTATATCTCTAAACTCACCAGGATTAAGAGGTTCATCATCGTTACGTATTCGAATACCTCTAGCTTTGAACCCTGCCGGTAAGTTGGCAAGTGTGCCAGCATCCATAAGCTGTCTTAGTATTCCTGTGACAGCGCGACCTAATCCACCAATCATGTGAATTAAACCAAAACCGTAAAAGCCTAACCCTGGTAAAAATTTATAATGAACAAAGTATTGTCGTTTTTTCTTTAACGGATCACCCTCATCATAGTTCCTTGTAATCGACAGAACCTGTCCTGATCCATGGTCTAACGTAACAATGTAAGGCAACTTAATACCTGTCTCTTCGCCATCCGCGCTTCTGTCTTCGAAACCCTCTATGTCAAGATCTGTATGTATTTCAAGGATTGTGTACTCGTCATCCATATTATTAGGACTGACACCCTCAATCTCAGAGGTCTTCTCTCGAACCATATCTTCGTATTCGTTACTATCAGGAGATAGGTCTATATCTCTATAAATCCCTGCAACCTGTAACTTACGAATAGAGTTCTCCGACATCCTAAGAACATGTGTAATGCGACTGCTAGTTGCTAAATCTGTGCAAGAGTATGGAACAACCAAGTCCTGTGCCTGTACAAATCGGGAAATACCGCGTCCTAAAGCAGGGTCGTAATATACTTTCTTAAATGCTGAACCTGATAAAGGCAGATAGAAAAGCAATTGATCCAGATCAGGATCAAACTCCTCCATGACTTCCGTAATCATATAGTTCATGTAATTCTTAACACGAGAAGCCTGCGCTTCTGTTTCTGGGTTAGACACACCAATGACCTGTGTTCTAACTGGACCACCAGAAGGTAATAACTCTTTGTACGCCTGTGCTTGAAACTGTGTGACAGATTCTGAGATTATCGGATGTGTAACACCTGATGCTCCCTGAAAAGGCTCTGCTCGTTCTTCTTGTCTTATACCTAAAAGATCAAAGCCTCTGGTATACGCTTCTTCCCACTCTGATCGTGAACTAAGGTCTTCTTCATACATTGATGTTAGTTGAGATGATATCTCTCCTAACTCTTGGTCTTCAATCAGTTCAGCTAAATTAGCATCATGAGGAACTTCAGCTATAGCAACTTCTGTTTCGGTGACGGATTGAACAACCGCTCCCCCATCATCGTCCATGGTAACTTCAGCACCGCCCTCAAAATCTGGAGCCTCTTCAACTTCAACGACTTCTCCAGGCACAGATTCCATGCCGCTATCAATTAAAGATCCTATGTTTGTCGCCATAATCTATACCTATCCGTAATAAATTCGCTGACGCGGTTCATACGTATCATCAGCCTCATCAGAGTCAAGAGTTAAAAATCCACCTCGCCTAAAACGAATTAAAGCCATGGTCATGCTATCACAAAAGTCATCATGTTCACCATGAGGAAAAGCTGCACACTCCTCAATTACTTCATCCGCAAACTTTTTTTCTGGAGCCCACACCATACCTGATTCAAAAACAGGAGCAACCATATGCATCCTCGTAAATTTATCTCTACCTTTTGATGGAGTGTAGTTCATTACAGGTATGCCTGTCGATCTTAATTCGTCAGTCAGCGGTGTACCCGAAGCCTTGGCCTCAACAATAACCATATCAGGATCCCAATATTCGTATTCCTCATACGCTACCTGTTTAAGTTCTGGAAAGTTCCAACGTCCTCGTCTGGCATCCATAAGAATAATGTTATCAGGACCACCGTCCTCTGGTTTAAAGACACCCCATGTGGTGATAGCAGAGTAGTCTGCTGTTTCTTTCTTACTAAATGCTGTGTCATAACTTTGTATGATATAGGAAACAGGTGGAATTTCTTTAGCCTTCCACGTTTGCCACCATTCTTTTTTAATAATCGCACCCTCTTCGGCAACAGGATGCTGTTGCCATTGTGCGTTCCACTTCGATACTGGAAGCGAAGCCTTAACCTTTAACAGATCATCTTTGTTCCAGAACTCTGGCCATAACGGTTTGCCAGAGGGCATAATGGCTGGAAACTCTACGACTTCCCATTCATCCGCCATGACATCCTGGCCTGATGCTTTCAACAGCTTGCCGGTCAAGTCTGTCAGTCCCCATCGTGTCATAACAACAATAATCGCACCACCAGGCTGTAGTCGTTGTCGAGGACCGGACGTGTACCATTCAAATGCCTGATCAAGAGCGTTGTCCGACATAGCATCCTGTTCTGAATGCGGATCGTCAATAATAAACAAGTCTGCACCACGACCTGTAACCGCCGCACCAACACCAGCGGCAAAGTATTCACCGCCGCTTGATGTCCCCCAACGCCCCGCCGCCTTGTCGTCAGCCTTTAGCTCCGTGTCTGGAAATATATCGATATACTGATCAGAGTTAAGTAGATCCCTAACCTTACGACCAAAGCGCACGGCAAGTTCTGTGTTGTGCGTTGCTTGGATAATCTTGAGTTTTGGATTACGTCCCAAGAACCATGCAGGCATAAGATAGCTAGCAAATTCTGATTTACTATGACGCGGCGGCATATTAACAATTAACCGTTTCAAATCACCCCGCGCCACTCGCTCTAACTTCTCTGCAATAAGCCTGTGGTGATATCCCTCGATAAATCCGTCATAGACGTGATGCACAAAAGACATGAAATTATCTTGCGCTTTATCCCGTAAATCTATTCTTTTCTTAGCCTCAACAAGATTAAGAATTTCTTTCAGTGCTTCTTCTGGTAAAGTTTCAAGTTGCAAGGTTATTTCTTCTCTGTTTTAGGTTCTTCGGCAACGAATGTTTTTATCGTTGAATCCACAAGTTTAGGCATACATGAAGCTATATATGGCAAATTAACTAACCGCGCCATAATTCTACAGTCTTCCATGGTTCGATACGGCACCTCACTTAACGTGTGGTTAAACGATGAAAGAACGACTAGCATAAACACAAGTTTCAATTGTTTGCGCTGTTAACTAAAACAGATTTCATGTATTGATCTCCTTAACAGGAACACAAGACGCTTCAGTTATAATCCCTTTGCTTCCAGGATAAACATAACCAATAAGATCATGAAGAGCCCCATAGTAATTAGTAGCATGTTCAAAGCATTCCTGGATCTCGTCAAAAAACAAAGGTTTTCCGTTCAATGACCCAACTTTAATGGCATTAGTAGAACCTGGAGGTACCGGAGTAGTAAACAAGAAAGTAATAACAAGAAAAAATTTCATACGTTCCCCTCCGTTATAACCAGATAAACCATGAAACCAATAAAGGATAACACCCCTGCTATAAATAAAACAATTAAGCCTGCTATAATTATATCTCGTTTTTTCTTTTGTTTTTTCGCAACGTCATCTCGTTCCTTCTTTGCCTGAAGTCGATACTCCCTTTCAAGTTGAATGAATTGATCCCAAGATCCAGGACGACCATATAACTGCAAAAACTCTCGTAGCTCATCTCTCTGTCTTTGAATAGTTTGAATATGAACAAGGGTCTCTACAGCCCTCTCACTTGCACTACCGCCAAGACGAGATGTTTTTTCTGAGTGCTCTCTCTGTACAGCCGCGCATCCGGCCACCCATTTGGACAACGATGAGGCACAGTCAGTGACTTCACGCCCGTTCTGGATCGCTTGTTTGATAACTCCAAAAGCGGAGTTAGCCATTTTAATGCCAGCAATAGCACTGGTAATTGTTAAAGGGTCCATGGTTCACACCCCTTAGGTGAAGAGTCTCCGATTCAGTATTGCCAACTGTCGCTGAAGGTCAGCTATACCACCTGGTCTTGTATACTCCAAGTTTCTGGTAAAAGGAACAACCTGACCAAACTGAGTAGAAGGTGTAAATGGTGTTGATGCGGCAAAAGGCAAGATCTCAAAAGGACGCGGTGTTATTTCTTCAACCGGATCTGTTGGCGTTTTTTCTTCCTCCGGCTTTATAACAACAGGGGTCTGTTCACTTTCTTCCTCCTCTAGCAAACTTCCCAATAGATCGACATCTTCCGCAAGCAGATCATCTGGTGAGTATCTATCTATTCCAACCATAGCTATTGGATCAGGATTACCACTTGCCTTTTCAAATGATCTTGCTGACATTAGATCTTTTTCTCTCGCCATTTCGTTCACTAGATCTTGAGCAGTAGCATCCATTTGAGATTTCTCTCTCGCCACTTCGTTCACTAGATCTTGTTGAGCTACAGAAAGAGGAGAAACTACCCCTTGATCAATTTCGGCTTGCTGTCTTGCATAATCTTGTCTTTGGAGTTCATCAAAAAGATCTGTTTGAGCAATAGCATCTCTTTCAGCTCTGTCTCTCGCCACTTCGTTCACTAGATCTTGTTGAGCTTCCGTTAAACCAGATGGATCGGGGAAACCCGCTCTGTTAGGGTCAACGTTTGTTCTGTTTCTAGCATCTGCCTGTGTCACAGTTGCAAGGCCAAGATCTTGCGCTGCCCCCATACCCATAACGGCAGGACCGGCACCTTGACCTCTATCGAAAGTGCCTTGCCTCTCGCTCAAAGCCGCCTGCGTTACTGTCGTGGGAGAAAACTTTTCGGTCGTTGGTGCTAGACTCAAACCAAGATCAAAAAGATCTGGGTTTAAAGCCGACATCGCCAGTCCTGTGGGAGTTGCTATACTTCCCAGGGTTGCAAGCCCTTGAGCCATCTGACTTGCTTGAACAGCCGCTACATCAGTAGCGGTGCCTTTCGGACCAGCCGTGTAGGTAAGCTGACCTTGTGCATCTACACTGACATTTACATCACGGCCTTGAGCTTTAGCGTTCTTTTGTATCGCATCGGCAATAGCTTGATCTGCTTTTTGGATGTCGTCTTCTTTTCTATCGAAGTAACTCTCTTGTTTAGGTCCAAACTCTATTCCAAAACCATCTTCATCCTTGAAACCCGCTAGGTCGTTGTAACCAATGCTGACTTCAGCTATTTCATTTAACTGATTAACTGCTTCATCCACAGCGGCTGTGTCAAACCCGCTCAAATCAGCCACGTTGCCCGAAACACTAGCGGTGGCTATATCCATAGCGGCTTGTGCTGCGTCACGACTTGAATAACTGTCCAAATCTCCAACAGCACTAGAAGCGTCTGCCGCTTTGTCAGCGGTTACGCTAGGTGCGTCCGTGCTGAGAGCATCATCGTCAATAGCATCAGCGGCGGCGGCAGCCGCTTGATTAGACTCAGGATCATCAGCAGTTCTGCCTTGTAGATCCGTGTCAGGGTCTATATCTTCTCCCTCTTTTTCTACATCATCAACAGCATCATCACCAGCATCACCGTCACCATTAAAACACCAACGGCCAAGACGTGCTTCCATCGCTGTCATGCCAAACTGCTCATGCAACGGTGT